AGGCGGCGGTGGATTCGGAGATTTTTTTGACAATATTGCAAGTGCATCTGGCGCTGCAGGGGTTTACGCAACTTATAGCGTAGCAGTCGCTTCGACAACGGATTACATTGAAATTACTGTGGGCGGCGGCGGCGGTGGTGGTAATAAGAATTACGGGCAAGGCGACATCAAATTCGGCGGTAATGGCGCATCGGGTGCGGCGCAAATAAACTTAGCTTAGGGCAATTATGTACACAATTATTGATGAAACAACACGGCTTGTCACTCATTTGTCCGTAACGGCTGAAGAGAGAGATTCAATGAAGAATTTCTTATTTGTGCCAGCAGATGAAGTTGAGTGTTCTGTTGGGCAAAAGCTAGACAGTAACACTGGTTTATTTTCTGACTACGTGATGACACTTGATGAGTTTAAAGAAAAACACGCCCGTATTTTTAGCGAGTCTGACATAGTTATATTACGTCACCTTGAAGGTTCTGAAACACTAACGTCTACAGTATTAGATGAGTGGAAAGCGTATCGCACTGAGTTACGCGCGCGGTTCCATAGCTACACGTTAACGGCTAATTATCAATGGCCTGATAAACCATAAACTAAACAGTACTTACAAAGGTAATAAATGTGGCATCAGTCAAACGGCAGCGCATTAGTACTCAAGAAGCACGGATGAAATCATCGTTAAAGTTTGCAGAGGATCGAGAAAGACCGCCATTACAACCCAAGACACCGAACCAAGATAAGTATCTCAAAGCATTAAAAAACCCACACTGCCCAGTGATCATTGCATCGGGTGTAGCGGGATCAGGAAAAACCTACCTAGCGTGCGCATATGCCGCTGACCAATTCATGCAGAACCGCGTACAAAAGATTATCCTGTGCCGCGCAAACATTCCTACTGGCCGAAGCCTCGGCGCATTCAAAGGTGACAAAGACGACAAGATGATGAATTGGGTTATGCCTATGGTCGACGTCTTAAAGCAACGCATGGGTGCAGGTCGGTTTGATACCGCATTAGCGAATGGCAATATAGAGCTACAGCCATTAGAAACTATTCGTGGTCGATCCTTTGGCGGTGATAAAGAAGGTGCGATTGTTTTAATAGACGAAGCACAGCAGATGACAGTCGAAGAAATAAAAGCGGTGACCACTCGAATTGGTGAAAACTGTGTGCTGGTGTTGATGGGTGACTTGGCTCAATCGGACATTAAGCAGTCGTCAGGTTTGGGTGTATTAATCAAATTGCTGGATAAGCATAAGCTGCCGATTACAGTTATCGACTTTGAGATCTCAGACATCCAGCGTAGTGATACGTGTCGAATGTTCGTAGAGTTATTCTATAAAGAGGGTATATGATATGGAAGCATTATGGGAAGCGTTAGCATTTTTGGTGCAGGCGATTACAATCGGAGGGATAGCTGGCGTCGTGCTAGCGATCATTGGTATAGTGCCTGTAGAGATTCACCGCAACATAGAGCTGCACGTTAACAACAAGGAAGAAGGGGCAAGGATTTTAAAATCCTGGGGGCTGGCTTTAGGTACTGAACCAGAGGAAGATGAGTAGGTCAGTGCGTAGGTTTTACCTGCGCAATTTCCTACGCAGTACCTAATTGCACTTAATTGTAAGTTATTGCTTTACATTGCTTTTAATTGCACTATAATAGCACCGAGAACGGGCTAGGAAATCAACTAAGTTGTTGATATATATGGAGATATACCTTAGCTCACGCTAACGAGTCCCGTCCGTTCCGCCATTTTTAATTCTCCATATATATCAGTGACATAGCACTGGTAACAATGACTAATACGCACTTTCCTACGCAGTGAGTAGGAACAGTGTTATATTAGGCGTGTTAAGGAGAACACTATGGCCACATACACCCCACTCAAAGATAAGACAGGCAAAATAACTGCACATCGTTTTCAAATAAGGAAACGAGGGTATAAAGAAAAAACTAAGCAGTTTACCACCAAAGGAAAAGGTGAGCGTTGGGCTAAGAAAACCGAATCTGAAATGGATGCTGGTTCATACGAAAGCACATCGAACGCTGGACGTTGGACGCTGGGCGCTGTTATGGCCGAGTACCTCGACAAAATACACCCTATCAAACCTTTCTGTAAATCCAAGAAGAATGCACTGCTTCGTTTAATCGAACACCCGATGGCGTCAGTCAGTATTGTGGATCTTACTACTCACCATTTCTATGAATTTTCAAAAGATCGCGCCGAGAAAGGCGCAGGTCCAAAAACTGTAGCAGATGATATTGGGTACATGAGCAAAGCGCTGACGTATGGTCGCGCTATTTTAAAAATACCCAATGCAACTAAGCCGCTAGACGAAGTTAGACCTGTGCTAAATGACTATGGGTTAACTGGTTCGAGTAATAAGCGCAAACGCAGACTTGTGCCAGGAGAATTTGAGGCACTTATGTCTGTACCTCACAGAAGGTATGATGGGGCTAGAAGCACTGACAAGGTCATGACTCGGCTGAGAATGAAATACATCATTCCTTTGGCACTTGAGACAACGATGCGAGAAGCAGAACTTGCCCGAATAAAGATTGACGATGTTAATTTTGAGAAGGGGGAGCTGATGATTTGGGCGCGAAAGCACCCAACAAAGAAGGAAACAAACGATCAGTTAATTCCTCTTACAGAAGAAGCTAGAAAAGTTTTGAGAGAGTACTTGGCCTTGGGCATTCACACTAAAGGCAAACCTTTGTTCTGGCCAGTAAATCCTAAGAACATGTCTGACATGTTTAACACAATGGCCAAGAAGTGTGGGATTAATGAAGTGGGTAGCAGTGTTAAATCAAATTTTAATAACTTGACGTTTCATGATTTGAGGCACGAAGCAATTACACGATTGTTTGCAGAAGGGTTTAAAGCGGAGGAAGTGATGTTGTTCTCAGGTCATACAGATATGAAGTCACTTTTGATATACGTTAACCTCACTCCATCCGATGTTCTACGCGCTAAAGAAATAAGGCGCGTGATCATGGAACATCGGCTAGACGAAATTAGTTTAGCTCTTTAATCTCAGCAGCGGAAACCTCGCATTGAGCGTCTATGTATGCAGCAAGATCAGATAACCTAACCATCCTATTCCTGCCCACAGTAAATGTAGGTATCTCAAAACGGCCAGTGTACATATTCTGCTGCAATGTACGTTTAGGGATGTCTAGTAATTCACATATTTCATCAACCCCAATAAAGGGTTTGTTAAACTTAGCAACGAGTTCACTATGCAAAGTGATCAATTCCGTTTTGTTAGTCATTCATTACTCTCCACATAATCTTCAATCACAGTGCTAGGACTAAGCCCAAGATCAACTCGGTCTTGGACGCGCTTAGGTTTTCCAAATACAATTTCCCAACCTTCCCTGTACTTATCATTGGTTGACTTAACTTTAATAGGGTCTCCTGTAACGTCATTCACAGCACAGCCTCTAGGCTTTCCCATACGGCCCCCCAATCTTGTTTTGTTTGTACCTTATGGCAGAGCTATTCGACATTTCTTTTGGGCTTAGATCGCCTCTTGAAGCGTCCATGTCGAGTACTGTTATAACCCCACCACTATCTAGGAAACGTTCTACGTCTTTGTTCAATGAATCACGTTCCTCTTGCCTATCTTCTGGTTTTAAAAACCCCATCAAATATCTCCTACCACTTAACTTATGATCACCACTTGACGGAATTAGCCCACCAAGCCGCAGACATTTTCCCTCTCGCAATATTCTTAGCGTGCCTCGCTTTAAAACTTTTGCGCTTTGCTTTCATCGCGTCACTCTCGCCAGCTTTGGGTTTCCCTGCGGTAGACGCGCCTTGTTCTCCGAATCGAATCATTTTTATTTGATCACCTTCTTTGGCAAGAACAACATGGCTTTTAGTTGGGTGCTTTGGTGTACGCTTGGGTTGGTTGTACCCACTGAAAGTTTCACCACGATATTCAACTGTCATTCTTATTCCTCACCTTTAAGTTCCCACTCCAAAAATTCTTGAGAGGGCATGTAATATTTGATCAGTACTTTTGAAGCGGCCAATACATCGTTGTCTTCTTGTGATCTATCGCCCTTATGTTGAGATGATATGTTCCGATGTATAGCGTGTATTTCATGCAGCACGAAGCTGTCAAAAAGTAACTCCAATCCACTCGACATTTGCTCGTCAATGAATTTCATCTGAAGACCACGCATGTCGTAGCCACCCCTTCTTTATCTGCAAGATTTATAAGATATTCAGTTC